CTCTAAGCAAATCTAATTGTTGTTCATTAAATCCTAAAATACTATCCTTATCTTTCTTAGTAAATGTTATTTCCATTTCATCATTACCAATAAACCATATTGCAATACCAACAGGCACTTTAGTTTTTTCATGTGCAGTAAATGAATATTCTATTCCACCTCTTCTAAAGATTAGAGGCCCATCCACTCTATGTGTTTTTAATTTAATTAAAGTCATTTCATCACCCTTATCAGTAGCAATCCAAACCCTCAATTAAGAGGGTTTGAATTACACTTTACAGTTTAAGTATCAGGAACTCTTTATGTTGGTTAACTTACCTTGTCCCTTAAAGAAGGAACAGCAAGTTTCACCTATTGTTCGATACATTCCTCGATTACCGAGAACGCCCACACCAAAGGGGTTTCCATTGGCAATACCATCCTCAAAGTATTGAGTTGGCTTCATAACTGATAGCCAAAGATGGTCAGTATCTAAGAACAAAATGTCGCTTAACTTATTAGAGCCATTGCCTGTTTTTGGCATATCCTTTGCAGGGATAATTGGTATATCAAAGTATGTTGCTACTCGGAATCCAACCTCTCTTCCCTTTAATCCACGAAGGCCATTATGGGTTGGTATAACTTCCTTTCTATCCATAAATCTTTCTTGGCTTTGCAACAAGTCAGCAATTGCTTGAATTGTGTCATATCCCGTTAACATAACCTTTGGACTACCGCCATTCTCTCTAACTTGACGAATCATGTCATTAAGCAGACTTAGAGTTAAGACTCTAGCATTACCGGAAGCATATCCAGCACCAAAATCAACAACAGAATCCAAAAAGGATGTTGCCGCAGTAGCAGCGTTAGATGCGATTGTTGGTGTGCGTCCTGTGTCACCGTATATACGGACTACATCGGCTACAACTGCTGCGTTTGAACCATTATTTGCTCCTGTATCAAGAAGATTCGCGTTATACATCGCCGCAATCTCCGCAGACGAAGAAACAATCTTATGAAGCGAAGTATAATTCCGCTCAATAGTGGTTGCTGTTCCATTATCATACGATTCAAGAGGCATAACTAGCATCTTACTTTGTGCTTCTGCGTGTTGCTTACCCATATCTTCACGGATTAAAGCGCGTAAATCGCCTATTCCATCATCAATCTTGGATAATTCCATTCCAATTTCTGAGAACTCAAACAGATGAGCAATCGTCTTTGGGCTAGTATAGAGTTTAGCATACTGTGGCGCAATAGGAGGAATATCATTTCCTGCCCCCAATGTTGCATTTTCTGGAACACCACCGATTTTATCGGGTCTTGGTGTATCAGAACCTTGTGCGCCTGAACCCGTTGTAAATTGGAATCCAGCACCACCTTCAGCCCTATTCTTCAATACTCGCCATCCACTTGTTGTGTATGGCCTTTTGGCAATAATAGCCAAAGGATTGATTTCTTGATTAAGCATTGACCAAACTTTCTGTCCATAAAGAACATTGTAAAGGTCGCCAAGCCCACTTGCTGCACTAAACGGATTTGAAGCCGCATCATGGGGAGTTCCAAAACCACCCACTACTCCGGCACTCTTCAAAAGAGCATTACCGGCTGGCCCACGAACACCGTATGTTTGTGCTTCTAAGTCTTTCATTGTATTAATGTATCTTGTCATTCATTTCACTCTCCATATTTCGATGCGATGTTGTGAATATCTCCCCACGACATATCAACGAATTGTTCTATATTTGAAGGCACATCTTCTGGTATTGCGAATTCCTGTGACTTAACGATTGTGTCGCTTTGGTCTGTTAGGCTCTTACGCAATTCTGCGAATTCCTCTCGTAGTGTTGCTACTTCTGTTTTAGCATCATAATTCTGCTTTTCTACATTAGAAACACGAACCTTCTGCTCTCCCGCAAATCTATTTGCGAATGTTGAGTTTAACTTATCATAAGCAACCTTTTCAAGTTGTTCTGCTCGATATTGTGCATAAGCCTTTTCAATGTTTTCATTACTTAAATCCAATGTTGAAAATTCAGTATTCTCCCAACCCTTTGATAGTTGGTCGTGCTTTCTACCAGCCAAACCTGCTACTTCAGGCAAACCTGTTTCAATTTCTGTTCCATCCACTTGTTTAGCGCCTTTCATCTCTTCACCATCGTCGTCGTCGTAATCAGCCAATTCTAATTCGTCTTCTTCACGCTCGTCTGATGTGTCCATTGTCTCAACAGTTAATTCTTCTTCTAAATCATCGTCATCTTTAATGATTATATCATCTCCTGTTTGTAACTCATTAACTTGTTTCATCAAGTCATTAAGTTCCTCTAGGGCTTTCTCTAATTTTTCACTCATTTCTTTTTCACCTTTTTTCTCCTCTTTTAATATATCAAATTTGGCTTCAGGGTTTATTCCTTTTTCGCAAACTGTGACTTCG